ATATTACTCCTCTTAGTCGCATGACCACACCTCCTTTCTGTACAAAATGTCATTTCTAATACCATTTTTAAATCACATTTGTCAATATATTTTTTTACACTTTTTAACATTTTTTGTTTTTTTGTGTTGATTTTATTTAAAAGTGTCATATAATATAAGTAGTCAAGTTAATGACTGTGTCTCATCTGCTATAGTAGAATGAGTGATCGAAGGGGTTGTCCTTATTCTGGACGATCCCTTTTGCTTTTATTAAACATTTTTTCGAATTTTTCTCTACTTATAGGATATGCAGTCTCAACAAGATAATAATCTTTTCTTTCCTCTAAAACCATCATATATAGTGATTCTTCACAACATATAAGAATTCTTTTAGGATTGAAATTAGTATTAACAATACATTTTCTATTTTCACAGCCATCACATACTTCTCCTAAGATTTCTCCAATCCAATGTATTCTTTCTAATCTTGGCAAACTAAGTTTATTCAAGTATATTGGCTTTCCATTTTTCATTTTATATGGTGAGTGTTCTGTAGTAATGTGGTTAAAAACCTCTTTATTTAAATCACTGTTCAAATATGTCTTAAATACTACTTTTTTTCCTTTATAATAATATTTGTTTTTTAAAATCTCATTAAAGTCTCGTTTTCTTCTTTCTATATATTGTTCTAATGTTTCAGAATCTGATTTTCTAACCTTTTTTGACAACTTACAATCTATCATATTAGAATTTCACCTCTGGTTCCCATTCAAACACATTAAACTTTATTGTGCTTCTTTGTGTTGTTTTATCTAATTTTTTTTCATAACAAGTCTCTATTAGTTCAATTATTTCTAACTTGTTTTTCCCCTGCAAATTTCTATTTTTGTAACTTGTAGCGCCAGCAAATAAATCTGCTATTTGTATTAAAATAATATCTTTAGAATCATATACATCGCAAAAAACCTCCGATAATCCATTAAATGAATTTTGAAGAGTCTTAGACAATATTTTTGCATCTTCATAACTATGTGAATCTTTTTTATCTATAAACAATTTATAATTGTAAAATATAGGCATGTTTTCTATATTGTCCATTGGTGTTTTCAATAAATGATAATACATTCTTTGAAACCATCTAGAATAATCTAAATGTGGGTGTGTATTGAAATCCAAATTCATTTTTCCCATTGTGAATAATATTCTCACATTTATATATGATTTAGGATTCGCAACATATTGAATAATTTCTTTATACATTCCCAAAGTCTTTTTGCTAACTTTCGTCCATTTAATTTCAAAATCCGCAGGAAAGCCATGTTTTCTTTTTATATTATTTATATCTTTCTTTATATTTTTTATCCTATAATCAGAACAAAAAACGGAAGCTAATGCCATTACAGAATTTCCATCTTTTTGAATATAGCAACTTTCATCACAATAAAAATTTATATGTTGAAACCTATCTTTTTTCATACAACCACTCCTAACTACTTATTTAACAGGAACAATAATAGTTCCTTTTATAATATCAAAATGATTTTTGCTATAATTGTAGTTTTGGTTTTTATTTTGTGAGTCTATGTCTGTTAGTGAAGCATATCGATTTCTGCTTTCTATATAATAACCCCCATCGCTATACCCATTTTCATCTAACACTATACCAACTGAATCAATTGTATCAATGGTTCGTGTTTCTATAACAAAGTATGCCCCTTCAAATTTATAATTACTATCTTTAGGTTGAAATGCTACATATATGTCATATCCTTCATCTGTTTGATATTTACTAAAAACTAAGTTTAAATAATCATTATAGTTGTCTTTGGTTAATTCTACTGTTTGGTATTCTTCCTTTTTTTGACATCCACTCACAAATAGCATTAATACAATAAACATTATTGAAATAATTTTTTTCATAATTTTCACACATCCTTTCTTAAAATTTCTTAATAGAGTAAACAAGCTTGCCTATTACACGGGCTTTTTTATTTTTGTCTATTAATATAGGACTGTATTTGTTATTTTCACTCATTAAAAGAATATTATCTTCTCCAACTATTTTAATTTTCTTACAAAGTGCTATTTCTTCAGTATCAATACAAACAGCAACGATATCATTATCTTCATACGCTTCTGTTTTCTTGAATATTAATGTATCACCATCATTAATACCAATATTGATCATACTATCACCATTAGCAGGAACAGCAAAACAATCTTTAGTTCTTACAATGTTTGAAGGAACTGCAACATAATCAATTATCTCATCATCACAAAAACATCCTTCGCCACAACTTATTTGTTTATACACAGGGACTGTTTGCCAGCCGTCTATGTTAAATGTATTTTCAAAATCAATTGTATTCTTTTCTTTAGAAATACCTAGAAGATAATCAGTAGAAACATTAAAATATCTGGATAACTTTTTTAAACTCTCGTTATCTGGTTGTGTTCTTTCATTTTCCCAATCAGAAATAGTATAGCGAGCAACACCAATATCATTCGCTAATTTCTCTTGGCTTAATTTTTGATTTTTTCTTAAATTGGTTAAATTAACTGAAAAAAATGACATAGTATCCCTCCTCTAATAGTATTGTAAAATATTTTTGAGTAAAAAACACTAAATTTTTAGCCAAAACAGTTGACTTCGTAAAATTTACTCAATATAATATGGTTGTAGTTAAAATTACTCAACCAAGAATAGGAGGACAAAAAATGTCTACAAATGAATTATTAGCTAAATACCTACGAGAAAAGAATATAAAGATAAGTCGTTTATCAAAAAAAGTGGGATTTGATCTTTTTAAAGTGATTTATGGAAAAAGGAAAATCAGTTTCGATGAAATGAAAAAGGTATGCGCCGAAGCAGGATTAGATCTACAAAATTTTTTAAATAATAATGCGTAATTTTTACTAAAATACAGCAAGGAGGGATGAAGAATGAATAAAGCAATTATAAGGCAAGAAAGTATCAATATCAAAGATTTACCAAAAGACATGACTTTAATAGATTTAGAGGAGTTAGCAGGTCAATTAGATGATGTTGATGCTTTTTTTAATAGATTTTGGAAAGAACGCAGATTATTGAAAGGAGGTGAACAGGTATGAATACGGATAATTTATTAATCATTTTGGATGTTTTAGGTGAAAACATTAAGACACTAAGAAATGACAAAGATACACTTACAGCATATGTAAAGAGCATTGTATCTAAAGTAGAAGAAGCAAAAGTAAATAGTGCTAAATCAGAAAATTCAGACAAGAAAGAAGGTTAAATATGGGATTGAAACTTGAATTGCCAAATGGAGACACTTGGAACATTCCAGATAAAGGGTTGAGATCCTTTTGTAGAGCACTTTCCAAATGGCATGACCAAAAAAAAGAGCAGGAAGAGAAAACTTTAGCCGAGTCCATCTCTTCTGCTCAAAACAATGTTGTCTTACAAAATAAGACACTTGAATTATAACACATGGAGGAACTTATGGGAAAGAAAAAGAAATGCAAAGGTAAAAAAATGAGTTATGAATCCACCATTAAATTTCCAGTTAGGAAAATATGTGCTCATTGTAGAAAGCAAATGACAAGAGATTACTACGACATACCAAAGTATGAATTTCAAGGTAAAGAGTTCTGTAGTAATAAATGTTATTCAAATTATATTAACTCAAATGCATCTACAGTGTTGTCTAATCTAACACCTATAAACAGGAAAAGATGGTGATTATTATGGAAGAAAAATTTACCAGAATTAAATACCAATCAAAAGATGATTGGTTGAAGATGCGAAGTCAGTATCTAACAGGAACTGATGCTAGTGCTATTTTGGGACTTAACTTACATCACACATCAATAGATGTTTGGGAAGATAAAGTTCACGGAAAGAAAAAACCATTTAAAACTAATAATTTAGTTAAGTATGGCAGTAAAGCTGAAAGTTCATTAAGAGCGTTATTCAAACTTAGTTATCCAGAATACAAGTTAAAACATACTAATGAATTATTAGTTAATAACAAACATCATTTTTTAGCTGGTAGTCTTGATGGAGAATTAGAAGAAATTGCTACAGGTAAAAAAGGTATATGGGAAAACAAAACTGCCTATATATCAAATAGCATATCCAAAGAAAAATGGGAAAATGACAAAATACCAGAGCAGTACTACATTCAAACTCTTCATTATTTATTGGTTACAGAATACGACTTTGTTGTATTACAAGTAGAACTAAGATATGAAATTGATGGAAAAAGATGGTTTACTAGAAAAATTTATAGATTTGAAAGAGAAGAAGTTAAAGATGATTTAGATTATCTTCTTCAAAAAGAAATAGAGTTTTGGGAGTATGTTCGTTTTAAAAAAAGACCTGCTCTTGAAATCAGAGATTTATAAGAAAGAAATAGGGGGAATAAAAGAAAATGAAATTTGAAGTGCAAACATTTAAAACTGGATCAATTCAGTTTAACAAAGAGCCTTTAAAAAAGGCATTAGAAGAACAATTAAAAAAATATCAAAACTTAGTAATAGCAGATGAGACTCAAGTTGCTGAGTTCAAAAAAACTAGAGCATCATTAAACGCAGTTATTAAGTCATTTGATGCAGAAAGAATAAGAATTAAAAAAGAATACTGTGAGCCATTACTTGTATTCGAAAGTGATGTAAAAGAACTTACAGAAATGATAGGTCAAGTGATGATAAACATAGATACTCAAATCAAATATTTTGAGAGCAAAAAAAAGGAAGAAAAAATCAAAGAAATTGAAGAGATAATGAGCAGTTTAGCACTTCTTCCATATAAAAATAAAATTTGGAATGATAAATGGCTAAATGTAACAACAAGCATTAAATCTATTACTGAAGAATTAGAATCATGGAAAGAAAAAATTAGTAACGAATTAGCTACTTTAAAAACTATGACTAATAACGCAATTAAACTTGCTGAATTAGAGTACGAATACAATCAGTCACTTGATTTAGCAGGAACTATTTCTAGATTCCAAGCAAAAGAAGAGCATATCAAAGAACGTGCATATTCTTTAAATTTAGAACAAAACAATCAAGATGAAAGGAAATATCTATTAAAGTTCCAAATCAAAGCCACAAGGGCACAAATAACACTTTTAGGACAATTCTTAAAAGACAATGCTATTGAATATGAACAAATAAAGAATAATGAAGGAGGAAACAACAATGGCAATTAATATGAGTTTAACAAAAGCAACACCAAGCAAACCAAAATTTAGTGTAGCATTACAAAGTGATGCTTACAAAAATCTAATTAACAACACCTTAAGAGATCCTGCAAGAGCAAATAAGTTCGTAGCAAGTATAAGTAGTGCAGTAGCTACAAACCCAGCTCTTCAAGAATGTGAAGCAGGAACTATCTTAAGCGCTGCATTATTAGGAGAATCATTAAATCTCTCTCCAAGTCCACAATTAGGTCAATACTACTTAGTTCCATTTAATGATAATAGAAATAAAAGAGTAGTAGCTCAATTTCAATTAGGTTATAAAGGATACATCCAATTGGCAATTAGAAGTGGCTATTATAAAAAGTTAAATGTTTTAGCAATAAAAGAAGGAGAATTAATTAATTACAATCCTTTAGATGAAGAAATAAAAGTTAATCTTATCGAAGATGATGAAGTTAGAGAAAACACACCTACAATTGGTTATTACGCAATGTTTGAATATTCTAATGGATTTACTAAAACACTTTACTGGAGCAAGAAAAAAATGCAAGAACATGCTAAAAAGTATTCTCAAGGATATAGAAGAGATTTAGAAAAAGGCTCTGAATTTACATTCTGGAGCAAAGACTTTGATGGCATGGCTTATAAGACTATGCTTAGACAATTAATAAGCAAATGGGGAATTATGAGTGTAGAGATGCAAGATGCTTTTGATAAAGATATGGCATCAATAAACACTGATGGAAAAGTAGATTATGTAGATAATCAACCTGATGTAGTTCAACCTCAACAAATAGAAAATAGCGAACCTGTAGTTGAAGAAGAACCTAAAGCATCAGATAAACAAGAAATAGAAACATTTGAAGGGGACTTTTAATTAAGTTCTCTTCAATATCTAAAGGAGGTAAAGATTAATGTTAAACAAAGTATTTTTAACAGGAAGAACAACAAGAGAAATAGATTTAAGAAGAACTGAAAAAGGAACTCCTGTAGTTCAATTTACTTTAGCAGTAGAAAACAGAATCAATAAAGACGCTGATGGAAAACCTACAACAGATTTTATAGGTTGTATAGCATGGAATAAATTAGCAGAAACAATGGAAAAGTACGTGAAAAAAGGTAAAAGAATAACTATTGTAGGAAGATTACAAACAAGGAATTACGAGAATAAAGAAGGTAATAAAGTATACATTACTGAAGTAGTAGTGGAGCAGTTAGATTTAATTGATTACGCTGATTCTAAGGTTGAAGAAAAAAATGATAAATATGAAAGCGAAATAGTCGAAGATTCCTCTGATATATACTATGTGTCAGAAGATGATCTTCCATTTTAGGTGATGATTATGGCAAATAAGGTTTATTATTTTTTAAAACTAGAAGAAGGTTTTTTTAGAAATAAAGTTATTAAAGCATTAAGAAAATTACCAGGTGGCTCTGATTTAGTAATATGTTATTTAAAAATGCAGCTAGCTTATATGAACACTGAAGGATTCATAAAATACTCAGAAATGTACGAAACAATTGAAGAAGAAATAGCGGAAGATATAGACGAAGATACAAGTATTGTTCAAATGACTGTTACAGCATTAAAAAAATGGAAATGTTTAGAAACTGTGGATAATTTAACAATTTTCTTAAATGAAGTTCCAGAAAGAATAGGACAAAAAAGTCAAGTGGCTCTAAGGGTTGCAAGACATAGAGAAAAAATAAAAGCGTTACAATGTAACACTAATGTAACAAATTGTAACGATAATGTAACATTAAGTAACGATGGTGTAACGCCTGCTTGTTACAATGAAACGAAATATAGAGATAGAGATAGAGAAGAGATAGATATAGAGAAAGAAATAGATAAGATAGAGAGTGTGAGAGAAAGAGAAGATGAACAAGCATTTGAATTTGAGTCTTCTAAGGAATCCTCAAATCATTCTATCGAACCTCTTCCTTTCACTCAATACCTTCTTGAAAATTCTATTATCGAAAACGACAATATGCAAATTGCTACAATTAATTCTGTGATTAGATTCTATAAAGCAAAAAAAATAGATGAAAACACTTTGAAAAATGCTGCTAATGAAATTTTAAAGGAACTTATAAGCAAAGAATTAAAAGGTAATGAAGCTTCTGATTATTTTTCAGAAAGATTTGACGAGAAAATGCAGGAGGTTATAAAACGATGAAAACCGTTAGAGAAATTGTTATAGAAGAAAAAGGAAGCGCTATATATAACCTTCCTGTGATTGTACAAAAATTCTTATTTGATAGAACTTTGAAACTAACGGATAAAGTTGCAAATTCAATCGATGACTGCTTGAAACTTAAACCAGGAACAACAAAGCTTTATCAAAGTGAATATGAAAATCATTTATACAACTTAAGCATTGAAAAAGAAATTTACAAGGAGGATCCAATTGTATGAAGAAAAAAAGAAAATACATCAATTGCTCCGAATGTGGTGAAAGAATCTATGAAGGTGATGATTGTTATATGCACAATGATTGGAGCACAGAAATCTTTTGTTCAGAAATGTGTCTCTCAGTAAATCATAGCTATACACTTGATGATGATATGGTAGATGAATGGGAATATGAGGAAGTCGAAGAAGATATCGACGCTTATAACGATGATGTTAAATTAGGAATTATTTAGGAGGACAAAACAATGGAATTAAATTTGGTGGCTAAAACCGAAGAACAAAAAGAAATAAAAAAGTATTTAGAAGAAAATGCTAGTGATGTTCTAGCAGAAAAAATAAACAATGGTAAAAAAACACTTCAAGGATGCTGGAACTTCATAACTAATGAAGCAAAGAAATACTTGAACAGTAAATCTGGAGGAATAATTGATAAAGTTGTATTTGGATGGGCAGTTCATTATTTTGAAGAAGATTCTATCGAAGAAGGAAAAATTGATAATTCGAACAATTCTACCCCTACAAAAGCTAAAGAACAAAAGAAAAAAATAGAATCTAAACCAAAAGAAAAGAAACAACCTACAATTGAAGATTTGAGTATGAATTTGTTCGATTTTGGATTAGAAGTTGAAGAGGATACGAAAAATGAAAATAACAACTAGATTATCGAAGAGGAAGAATGATATTCCTAAAGCAGTTGAGGAATTTGCTGAAGCAAGAGCAACTAGTTATTGTAATTTCGTTAGTTATCTGGAAAAATTTGATGATGAAATATTGCAAAGAACCTTCGGATATAAAAAACCAAAAAACAAGAAATTACTTATAACAGAAGTAACAAGAAGAGTTTCTGGTTGTAATAAATATATTGCGAAAAATATTTATTATTCTGGCATGGGAGGCTATCAGGCTGTATTTTCTCCTAAAAAGTATTACATTGGATTCTATTCAGCTTTTTTGGAAGAAGATTTTGATAAGTGGTACGAAGAAACAGTTTCTAGATATTACAAAGTGGGATATGAAATAATAAATCCACAACTGTTAGCAGAAACAAAATACAAATATTGTGGTTTTAATAACAATGGTTTTCTAATGGATTATTTAGACACTTATAATAACTATCCTAATTTAGAGTTGCTTTCGAAATTAGGCATTAAACCGAGTAAAACACTTTGCCAAAAAGCCATGAAAGATAAGCAATTTTGTAAATTTTTAAGCAGAAATAAAGAGGATGTAATTAAGTATGGTTCTACACTTACATTAATGGCTTACAAAAGAAATATATCAATCTCTGATGCAAATGAAGAAATGAATATAAAAAGACATTTAAAAAGTTTTATATCAAATAGATCTTTAAAAGTTGATGAAGAAAAACTAACTAAATATTTATTATCTAATAAACTCAGTCTTTCTCTATATGGCGATTATATAGATGCTCTCAAATATCTAAAGTTGAGTTTAAAAGACACAAAAAATATATTTCCTATGGATTTTATGAGAATGCACAATTTAAGAATAAATCAATACTATTCAAAAAAAGAAAAAGGGAATCAAAAGTTCTATGATGCTTTTGCAAATGTAGCTAAAAAATATGCTTTCTTAAATTTAGATAAAAATTACAAAATTAAAATTGCATCTCACATTAATGAACTAATAGAAGAAGGTAAATATTTACATCATTGCGTTGGTAAAATGGGATACGACAAAAAAATGGTTGATGAAAAAAGTCTAATTCTATTCGTAAGAGAAATAAATAAACCAGATATACCATTTGTAACAATGGAGTATTCCTTAAAAGAAAAAAGGATTCTTCAAATATATGGTGATCATGACCATAAACCAAGTGATGGTGTACTAGATTTTGTTAATAATACATGGTTATCTTTTGCTAAAAAGATGATAAAGAAAAAGGAGAAAGAATTATGCCTAGTTTAAAATCAGAAAAATTAAATATACAAGTTGGCGCTATAACAAGAGCAATAATTAATTGTGATAGCGAACATGATGCAAAAATACTTTTAGAAATACAAAAAGATTTAATGGAGAAATATGTTGATGCAAAAAAGGAGGAAATGAGCAATGAACAAAAAACAACTGTTAATAGAATTAAGTAATCTAAAAAACAAAGTATCAGAATTAGAAGATGAAGTTTCGAGAGCAAGCTTTTGTTGGGCTAGAAAAAATTTAACAATAGAGCAAGCTCAAAAGAGAGATTATATTGTGAGAACTAATTATATTGGCAAAATTAAAGATCCTAAACTTAAAAAAGATTTTGAATCATTTATCGCAGAAAGAATGAAAGATAATTTAAAGAATGTTCAAAACAGGATACTAAATTATGATTTTTGGGATGATTATAATGAGATATATATTCTAAATGAATACCATTATATTTTAAAAGAATACGAAGCAAAACAAATCGTATTGGATATCTATGGAAATAAGAAGGTGTAATTATGTTTCGCAACGATGAACTAGTAGAAGAAATAAAAACATTGAAGGTCACACAGATATTACTAATCAAAGCATATCCTAAAGAATTAATAAAAACACACATAGATAGATTAGATAGATTAAAAATTAAACTAGAAAAATTACACACATCCATAAATAGTGAAGGAAGTATTTAGTATGAGAGAGATTAAGTTTAGAGCGTGGTTAAAGAAAGAAAATAAAATGGTGGAAGTTAAATCACTACATTTAGGAACAAGAAAGATAATTTATGGTTATAGTGAAACTTCACAATGCTATGGAAATAAAAGTTGCTCATTTGATGATATTGAGTTAATGCAATGCACAGACATTAAAGACAGGAATGGAAAAGAAATCTATGAGGGAGATATATTGAAAGTAGATAATTATATAATGTATGGAGAAGGTTCAAAAGAATATCAAGAAGTTGGATTTGAATATGGTTCATTTATGACAGCTAGATATGGTGGAAAGGCTTTTAATACTTATTTATGGATAATAGTATCAGATGGTTGCGAAGTGGTTGGAAATATTTATGAAAACCCTGAATTGTTGGGGGTGGAATAATGCCTAAAGCAATATTGATTAGTATCCAATCTGAATGGGTTTATGACATATTCAGCGGTAAAAAAACAATAGAGATCAGGAAAACCATCCCTAAACGCAAGTTGCCTATTGATGTTTATATTTATTGCACCAAAAATGCTCCAAGATTAGCTCAAGGATGGACTTATTGTAATAATGCTCTTAATCCGATTAACTTAGCGAATGGAAAGGTAATTGCTAAGTTTACATTAAATAAAATCAATAGATATGATTATGGCAATATGGACTATCCAATGCCAGCATACGAAGGCGATCCTACTTGCAAAAAAGTCGGTGATGGTTATTGGATTAAATGTGGAGAACTAGAGCGAACATGCTTAACTTACGAAGAATTACTCAAGTATGGAAAAGGCAAAACGTTATATGGGTGGCATATATGTAACTTAGAAAAGTTTGATAAATATAAGAATTTGAGTGATTTTTATATTAACAATGCCACTGGATTAAGTTGTAGAGAAAAAGACGAGAAAATCGAAGAATGGTTAAGAGTTAAGAAAGCACCTCAATCTTGGTGCTATGTGGAGGTGGAATAAGTGGATAAGGAACTAGAAGCAATAAAAAAGATTGATAATCAAATTGAAAATGGTTTAGATGTCAAAGGATTAAAAAGAGCTAGGAATAGATTATATAAGTTCAAAGATGGCGAAATCAGCATTGAAGCTTGGAAATTAAAACACATTATACTTGGTTGTATTAAAGAAATGTTGGCAGAGGAGTGATGAGTAATGGAAATATTAACAAAAAAAGAATTAGCAAATGCTATTAAAACAAACACTTATATAGAGTATAACAAAGCACAATATAAGGAAATGTCTAAACCAACATATGAAGAACTATATTTAAAAGTTAATGCAATAGAGGAAATACAAGAAGAACTAGGCATACCATTAGAAGTGCTGTTTAAGGCGTTGAAAGAGGGGATATACATTATAGATGCTTGTGAGATTATTCGTTTAAATCATACAGAAATATCATTACATTACAATGGAGTTCAATGGTTATGGGAAACACCTTATGGAACTAAACCTTTCAGGAATTATAAAAATACCTGGTGGTTTTCAAAAGAGGAGGTAGAAGAATAATGGATATCACACCAACAACAAATAAAAATAAAAAAATAATAGAGGTTATTGTCGTTAGTATAGCTATTTTAATTGGCATTATAGGTTTTATATTTGGGTCTATAGCTATTCATGATAAGAGTAGAATGAACGCTCATAAAGAACCACCTACTTGTGAACAGGTAGAAAAGGAAATGGGATTTTGGTTAGTATCTGACGATATAGTTATTTATCACAAGACTGTTTATCAAGATTATATCGTTTACTATGCGTTAGATAACAACAGAAGACTTTATTACGAAGTTGTGTATGTGTTAGAGAGTGGGAATGCTTTTGATCATCATTGGGAATATTCTCATTGGGTTCCATCAGACCATAGTTCTTGGCAATATGGAAATTAATAGAAAGAGGTGAATGAGTGATGTATTACTTAGTTAGAGATTACTATGATGAAACTGAAAAAAAGATATTCAGTGATAAAGATGACATTGAAGAACATGTTGATAAACTTGATCCAGATAAAAAAGTTCAGCTCTTAGTTTATAATTGGGAAGATGGTATGCATAGCGATTGCAGAAATGGAAAAAGAATCTACTTTGACCAATACTTCATCTTAAAGAAAAGTGAAAATGTATTTGACTTTATTGAAGTTGGGGATTTAGTTGAATTTAATTGGAGCTATGGAATAGGTAAAGTAACAAACAATTCTTATCACAAAGCATTCTGTGAGATAACCATTAATAAAACTTTAGGTGTTGTTGATGAAAACATTTTAAAATTTTACAAACTCAACAAAAATGGAAATTATATCAAAGTATGGGAAAGAGGTAATGAGAATGACAGGTAAGGAAGATTTATTCACTTATGAAGAAGTATCAAGATTAGCAAAAAGATTAGAAGAAGAAACTATAGAAACAAGATGTGAACTAACCAAATACAAGAGGGCTTTTGAGATTTTGAAAGAGAAAACAGGAATGGAAGTTAGACCTTTACAAGAATGGGAAAAAGAAGCATATTCTGAAAAATATGAATTAATCTCATTTTCAAACCAAAGATTTTTAAAAGATGAAGAATATGAACTACTAGAGGAGTTGATGAAGGGTGAATAAGAAAGAGATTAGAAAATTAGCAAACCACAAATGGTGGGAACACTTATTTAAAAAATATAAATATGTGGAAACCGAAAAAGGATACAAAGAATACAAGCAAAGAAGAATGTGGCTTGTTTTATTAGATGGATTTTGTTTAATCGTTTTTTCTCCTATCTTTGCAGTTGGAATAGTCATATCAGATTTCAAAAAGAACACTAGATTTCCAGATGGTTGGGATGGATATGAATGTTATACACCAATAAAAAAGGAGGAACAACCATGAACGATAAGCTAAAGAAAATAATAGAAAAATATGGTGTAAGAAACCAATTGAAAAAGTTTAATGAAGAAGTATTCGAATTAACTGAAGCTGTTATAGAGTATGATGAGACATGTCATAATTTCAAACATGTCATAGAAGAAATATCAGATGTGCTAGTTTTATTAAAACAATTACAGTTATGGTATGAAATAGATGATAAAGATATTTATGATGCGATGGAATATAAGGTAGATAGGCAATTGAATAGAATAGCTGAAAGTGAAGAACATCTTATCATATAAGAATAAAAGAATAGGAGTAATAATTATGAAAGACAACGAAACTTACAAGTATCTTAATAAATATAAATATATTTTAATAGATATAAATGCTTTAAAAGATAAAATAGATAAACTTAGTTTACTAATATATAATATAAGCACTGCTAGCATCATTGGTTATGAAAAAGATAGAAATATCAAAGATGTTAATCCAGATTCTTTATTAAATAGTAAAGTAGCTAAGATATTAGATTTAAAAAATGAATATGCTGATAAGGTCGTTGAATCAGAAAAAATATGTAAAGAAATTAGATCATTTATAAAAAATAATGCTAGCGATGAATTAGGGAGAACTATCCTGGAAAGATACTTCTGTGATAACTGGAATATGGAAAAGATATCTGTTGAATCTCATTATTCATTTCAATACATTAGAAGAAAATTTTACAGAGATATTAAAGAAATAGAATTAAAAAGAAAAGAAAACATCAAAAAAATGTATCAAAAAAGTAAATAGGGTACAAAATGTCACAAATTAATGTGTTAAAATGCTATCGTAGAAGTTTATGAAGGGGAGAACATTGCTTCTATTTATAATCTTAAGAGCTCAATTTAGGGCTCTTTTTTAATGCTGTTTAATGAAAGTGAGGTGTGACTAATGAATGGACAAGAAAATCTAATTCCTTTTACTGAACGAAGTAAGGAAGAAGTGAGAGCAATGAACAAAAAAGGTGGAATTAATAGTGGAAAAGCTAGAAGAGAGAAAAAATTGTTTAGAGAGGCGCTTATTTCTGCTCTTAAAAGCACAGATAAAACAACAGGAAATAAAGTAGGTGTTGATTTGGCTTTGGCTATATTAAACAAAGCAATGGATAAAAAACATTCATCAGTTGCACAATGGGAATTTATTAGAGATTCAATTGATGGTAAGCCTGAAGAAACTGTTAATGTTAATAACAACCACAAGTTAGAGGATTTCTTTAGTGATGAATAACGATAAAGAGTTTAGTTTAGATTCCATTATTAACAAAAGAAAGCAATTATGGTATAAGCATCATGATATACAATTAGATAAAGAATTTGTTGAATGTGCTTGTAATGAAATTGTTAGTAATGAAAAACTGAGAAATGAATTGAAAAAGAATCCCTATAAATTAATTGAACTTGCTTTTACTATTGTTGATAAAGATAAAAACACAGTTCCCTTCTTTTTAAACAAAGTACAAAAGAAATTAGAAAGCATAATTATAGGCGGTGGTGGCAAAGGAACTAAAAGTCCTTATTTTATCCTTAAGTCAAGACAACAAGGTGCTACTGCATATATAACTGCTTTACAAACTGCTTTTGCAATAACTCAAATGAACTTCTCTGGATTAACTCTTGCTGATGTATCAATCAATGCTACATCAATATTCAACGATAAGGCAAAGGCTATGTATGATAGACTTCCAGAATGTCTTAAGCCTACTGAAAAATATAACTCAAAGAAAGAATTCTTTTTCAGTAAACTTAACAGTTCCTGGAGAGTTGATGCTGCATCTAAAGAAACAGCGCGTTCTAGAACATTAAACTTTGCTCACTTATCAGAATCAGCTTTCTACTGTGTTCCATTTAGTTTTATTGAAAGTGCATTATTTCCTGCTTTAACAAAAAATGCTTATGTAATCATTGAAACTACAGCTAATGGTTTTAATGATATGCAAACATTATGGAAAAAAGGAACATGTATAAATATATTCCTTGAATGGTGGGATAGTGATGAATATGAAACTGATGATATTTCTTCACTATCTAAATTAGATGATGATTGGATTAGAGAACGTGTAGATTGGTTAAAGGATAAAGGAATTGCTGATAACAAGATTGCATGGTATGTAGAGAAATACAATAGTCTTGTTGACAAAGATAAAATAATGCAAGAATTTCCTTGCACTCCTGAAGAAGCCTTCTTATCATCTGGTCAATGCGCGTTTAACAAAGACAAGTTAAATTACAGATTAGATAAGATAAGAGATACCAAACCTGTAAAGAAAGGTAGATTTGAATTCAAAAGATATTTTAATCCTGATAGTTCAATAACAATAAAAGAAATAAAGTGGATTGATGATCCATATGGAGAGATAAGTATTTATCAAGAACCTAATCCAGAACGAAGATATGTTTTAGGTGGAGACACAGCTGGAGAAGGTTCAGATTTCTTCGTAGGACAAATGATAGACAATTTAACATTGAATCAAGTAGCAACCTACAGAGTAGAACAAGCACTAGATTTAGAGTATGCAACTCAAATGTACTGCTTAGGATTAATGTATAATACTGCACTAATATCAATAGAGGTCAACTTCAACATTGCTTCTGTTAGTTATTTAGAAAGCATGGATTATAAAAAAATATTTGTTAGAGAACAAGTAGACACAATGGGCACTGATTATTCTAATAAATATGGTTTTAAAACAACTAAAGCCACTAAACCTTTGATTATATCTGAATTAAGGCAAATTATAAATGATGATGTGGATATCATAAACGATATTGCTACTCTTCAGGAAATGTTTACCTTTGAAAAGAAAGGTGATGGTATGTATGGAGCGATAGAGGGTGATGGATTCCATGATGATACAGTTATGGCTCTTGCTATTGCTTATGGAACTAGACACCAACAAGATATAGCAGCACCTAAAGAAAGAAAAAAGAAAGATTTAAGTCATTGGATGTTTGAAACAGACGATGATGAAGAAGATAGCGAATGGGGGAATTATTAATGAAAAATTTAATATCTAAGCTTATAGAAATAGCATTTAGTGAAATGAAAGAAAAAATAAAAGTTCAACAAGAAACTATTGATAGACAAAATGAAATCTTAATTGAGATGGATAAAAAAATGGATGCTATAGAACAAAAAGTTATGAGAATAGAAAAATCTAATAGTGATGATGACTTTGATGTTGGCAATTATAAATATGGAATAAAAGGAGGTAATGGTTAATGAATAGTGATGAAAGAACTAGCGCCATATATAAAATGTGGGAGAATGGCAAATCCTATAAAGATAAACTAGGTTTGACAGCTCAAATACCTTTGAATAGAGATTTTTATGAAAATAGACAATGGGGAACTGTAAAAAAAGGAACAGAAAAACTTCCTAGACCTCAATATGCTCAAGTCGAGTTAATTGTTAATACTAAAGTTGCTAACATATTATCATCACCTACTAAGTCGCAGTTTTTCTCAAAAGATAATGCTGAATCAGGAAATATATTAACTGCTTTTAATGAAACTATATCAAAAGAGATTAAAGAAAAAGAAATAAGACAAGATGTTGTATTTAGTGGTGCTGTAGATGGTAATGGCTTTGCACATTATTTCTACAACGAAAATAAAAGAAACCAAAGAGGAGAATATGAAGGAGGATTAGATTTAGAGGAAATAGATTTCCAAGACATCGTAGTTTCTAATCCTAGAGAACCTGATATTCAAAAACAAGATTGGATTATCGTTAGCAAAAGAGTGTCAGTCCAAGAAGCTAAGGCTGAATGTAATGATGAAAGTCGCAGACAATTGATTCATTCTGATGAATATTCACCTAAAGATAATACTGATATGGAAAATGATGATAACGAATTAGTTACTATTTATACTAGATTCTTTAGAATAGATAATGAAGTTTATTTTGAAAAATCTACTAAATATACTCTTATTTCAGAAGCAACAGCTCTTAATCCTACAATAAATTATAATAAAGAAGTTAAATTAAGAACTGCTGATAGCAATAAAGAACATGATGAAGATTATTCAAATAAATCAGCGCCTGATAAAATAGAAGTTAAATTAGAAGAAGAGCAAATTGTTAGACAATTCAGCAAATATCCTATTGCTAAATTTACTTACAAGAAAAGAAAAGGCAGTTTCTATGGAAGAAGTGAGGTTGAACCTCTTATCAACAATGCAATTGCTGTTAACTATAATACTGCAATGATGTGCTTATCTGTTGAAAATCAAGGCTGGGGAACAATAGTTGCTAGGGAAGGCGCTCTTGGAGTAGGTTCTAAATTAACAAATGATCCTTCAAAAATACTAATTGATAAATACAAAGGTCAAGCTAATGGCTTTTATCCATTAAACAAGCAACCTTTTAGTGCTCAATCATTGGAATTAAATAGTGATATCATGGATAAAACAAAAAGTTTCTCTGGTGCTGCTGATGTAATAACAGGAGAACCTGATTATAAAAATCAGAGTGGATATGCTATTGCTTATTTGCAACAACAAGCACAGAAACCTATTGATTTGATTGTAAAGAATTATCACAACTTTATAAAAGAATGTGAAGAAATTAAACTACAGTTCTATTTATTATATTATGATAACAAAAAATTCACAGTGGAGAATAGTGAACAAGTAAGTGATGCAGATAACCAAGAAAATGCTACTAACGAGTTATTATTTAATGGTAAAGAATACATTAACATGGACTTTAATATAACAGTAGAAGTTGGTGCAGGAACTCAATTTAGTGAACTAGGTGGTATAAATATGCTTGATAATCTTTTTGCTGCTGGTCAAATAACACCAAAGCAATATATAAAGATGTATCCACAAAATATATTACCTAACAAAAATGAATTGCTAAATATATTTGAAGAAAACGAGAATAGTGAAATACAAGCGTTAAAAGCTAAACTTGCTGACACTACTCAATATTTATCACAAGCTCTTAATTTATTAAAAGAGCAAAATCAAAGAGTATATCAAGCACAAAAAACAATAGCAGAAAATGAAAAGTTAAGAGGTCAAGTAACTGATATTGGTGGTGCTTATACTGAAACTAGAAATGATGCTGAACAATTAGCTAGATTTGTTAAGCAACAAGAAAATCCTATTGGTAATTAATTAACACATTTATTAACAGTAAGTGTGTTTTTTTAATTATATAAATTTCGCATCTCAACGCGTCAAAATGAGATATTCGCATTCAATAGCGTCAAAATGAAAGGAGAAATTACTATGAATGAAGAAAACGAAAATGTTGTTATTGATGAAGAACAAATTGATGACAACATACAAGATGATTCTACTCAAGAAGAAACTGAGGAAGAATTAAATGATCAATCTTTTGAAGATGGTGAAACAGATGAAAATCCTAATGAGGATAATGTTGAGTCAACAGACAAAAAACAGCCTGAAAAACCATTAAAGAAAGAATTGAGTAAAGAAGAAAGAGCAAAATTTGCTCGACTTCGTAGGGAAGCAGAACAAAAAGAAAAAATCGAAAAGGATGCTTTTGAACGAGGTTTAATTGAAGCTGTGGATGGAATTAATCCATTTACTAATGAACCAATAAAAACAAGAGCTGATATTGATGAGTTTTTAAACATGAGGGAAGCTTCCAAAGCAGGATATGATCCTGTAAGTGAATATTCTAAATTTCTAAAAGAAAAGCAGAATAAACAAGCCGCTTCATCTCAAACGCCATCGTTTGATTATGACAGCGACAGAAAAGAGTTTTTAAAGTCTTTCCCAGACATAGACCTAGATAATTTAGTTGCTGATGAAGATTTTAATGATTTTGCTGAAGGATTAGTAGGTAATGTGCCATTAAAAGATATTTATAGTAAATATCAAAAATTCCAAGCAAAAATAGAGCAACTTACTCAACAAAGAGTATTAAAAGAAATATCTAAGGGAAAAAGTTCTGCAGGAAGTCTTGAAAACAAACAAGAAAAGAAATCCAAGAGCTTTGAAGAAATGACTGATGAAGAGTTTGAAAAACAAATTGCATTAGCTAAAAGTGGAGGATTAGCCATCAATTAAATATAGGAGGATACAATTATGGCAACACAAACTATTGCTACATTAACTGTAGAAAACAAAACATTTTATGAAAGAACATTACTAAAAAGAGCACTACCAAATTTAGTGTTCTACAAACACGGGCAAAAGAAACCTATGCCTAAAAATGAAGGTGATACTGTACAATTCAGAAAGTTTAACAGTCTAGATCCCGCTACACAACCTTTAACAGAAGGTGTTACACCAGCAGGAAAAGCATTAAGTATTACAACACTTACTGCTACTGTTAATCAATATGGTGATTACATTGAAACATCTGATAAGATTAGTCTAGTAGGAATTGACCCTGTTGTAACTGAATCAACAGAACTACTAGGGGAACAAGCAGGATTAACAATTGATACTGTTATTAGAGATATTCTATGTGCTGGTACTACTGTTCAATATGCAGGCGGAAGAACAAGTACTGATGCAATTACAGCTGCTGATGTTTTAACTTCAACAGAGGTTAAAAAAGCTGCAAGAAACCTAAAGAAAAACAATATTGCTCCATTTGATGGAAAATATTACTTAGGAGTTATAGATGCAGAACAAAGCTATGACTTACAAAATGATCCATTATGGCAAGATGTATCTAAATACAATGGTGGTACTGCTATTATGGATGGTGAAATTGGTAGAATTGGTAAAGTTAGATTTATTGAAACTGAAAATTTAAATGTTAAACAAAATGCTTCTAGTATCGATGTACACTGTGCATTAATCTTTGGAAAAGATGCTTATGGTGTTATCGATATTAATGGAAAATCTAAACCAGAAATTATTGTTAAGGGATTAGGTTCAAGTGGTACTTCTGACCCATTAAACCAAAGAGCAACTGTAGGTTGGAAAGCTTTATTTACTGCTGTTAGATTAAATGAATTAGCGTTATGTAGAGTTGAAACTGCTGTAAGTGAATAAAATTTAAGAATATAAGGAGGATATATTTATGGCTGAAGTAAATACAGAAAAAGTAGTTGAAGAAAATATTGAAAAAAACAATGATGTTATTGAAAGTAAAAAATTAAAAAAAGCTTTCGATAAAGAAAAAAAAGTAAAGGTTATCATTCCTGCAGATAGATTGAATCCAAAGGATGAATATGTAACCGCATCAATTAATGGCTATACCCTTCAAATTAAAAGAGGTGTTGCTGTTGAGATTCCAGAACCTTTTTATAAGATTTTAAAAGAAGCTGGATATGCTTATTAAGAGAGAGGGAAACCTCTCTTTTTACGTGTTTAAGAGTATAACTGGTGCAACTCCAGTGAAACACAAATGAAACAAAATTGAGAAAACCATAGGAAAAAGGAGGAACTAATATGGAACTAGATTTATCTTTAGAAATGTGTCCTGACATGATTGTTAGGGTTTTTATTTGCATTACTTTGATGGTTATAATTGCACTATTTACAAAAGCAACAATAGTAGCAACTAAACAAAGTAAATCAAAAGAAAAAAAGGAGGTAGAATCTGATGACAATAGGGGAAATCAAAAAAGAAGCTCTAAAGCTGATGTTCACTAACCAAGATAATGAAATAGATAGTCTTGATATGGAAGATTTATACGCCGATTCTAACTACGGAGATTTCTTAAATAATATGTATGGTTCTATAAATAGAGCTATTGTTAGATTGAAATCTAAGGGTGTTGAATACACAGGAGGATGGTTAAAACATGATACTAATGATGATTTAGAAATGGAGTTGGATGAAAATTTGTGTATGTTAATTCCTTATTTCATAAAAGGTGAACTATATGAAGAAGATAATGCTCAGAATTCAGCAATAACAAGAAATTTATTTGAAGATATGGTTGATGATTATTTATCTAGCAAAGCAATCACAACTATTGATACAGTGTTTGGAATGGATGTGTAATTATGGCAGTTAAACAACAAATACCAACTTATACAAATACTAATAAATCATTAACATTTGGCAATTTCAAAGGAATAGACGCTTCTTCTTCACCATTTGAAGTTAATACATCTAGAGCAACATATTGTCAAAACTTAATAAATGAAAATGGTGTTAACCATAAAAGACAGGGATGGAAAACAGTATTTCCAATTTCTCAATTAGGAGAAATTAAAGGTGTTTTTCCTGTTATATTTAACAATCATAATTATTTGATTATTATTAAAAAATATAGTCAAGCAACTATTCCGTTTGATGGGACTTATTGGATGGATATTAAATTATATAGTTATACTGAAGATGATTTTTCTAATGCGGAAGAACATTTATCTATATATGTTTCTTCAATAGATTTTGATAAATGTTACTGTTTTATAAAAAAAGGAAAAGCTTATTTGAAATGGATAGGTGGCTTTGTAGTTGTAGATGAGAATTCAATTGACAACGTATCATCTAATTCTTTTGTGCCAACTACTACAATCTCAATAAATAGTGATAAAGAAGAAACAGCTACTAGACAATCATATCAAAGCGTGAATCTTTTCAGTAAAAGAAGAAAGAATACATTAATAGGATGTAATAGTTCTGACTTAACAATATCAATAGTGGCTAATACAACTAATCCACCAGAAAAAGATTTTGAAATAACATTAACAGATACAAATAATCAATCATTTACTTATAATTGTAGTGAAACTATACCTGTTAAATGTACTACATATGAATATGTTGTTGTGTGTGTAAATGAAGATAGTGCTTTCAAAGATACAGAGAAAACAGGAACTATTACTATATCACCATACGATACAATCAATGGAACAACTTCTATTAGTGTTAATGTTAGTAGTTCAAGTAGCGGTGGCGGAACTACCGTTATGTAGAAAGGAGGAATATTATGGCTAATATATGGACTTTAGATTCAGCTATAAGCACTTCTTACGATGTTGTTATAAAAATAAAATCATTGTTTACCAACGTCATTTGTACTAGTGCTAGTTCTAGTAACGAAACAGTTATTAGTTTGTTAAATAAAGGTTCTGCCAATAGCGCAGCTGATGCGAACATTGTAAAAAATGTAGAAGTTATAGAATATGAATATAAATATGTTGGTGGAACATTAAATTATGGCAGTGAGTATGTTATTCAAGATGAAAACAACAATGATGTTGCTAAAATATATTTTGATACAGGACAAATAGAATTCTATGTCATAACTGCACCTCCTATTGATGGAGAAGATAATATAGAAATTGAATTCACACCTAAAAATTTAGATTACTATAATGAAAATTATATAACAAATTGTGAGTTTGGTATGCAGTTCGGAGTAGAGGGTTATAAAGATAGATTATTTTTAAGTGGTAATAAAGATCATCCAAACGTTTTATTTTATAGTGAATTCGATGATTTTACTTATTTTCCTTATGTAAATATGCAATCATTAGGCAACGATAATAATCCTATCGTTGCATTTAGTAGATTAAATGATAGCACTGTTGCCATACACAAGAAAAACGATAATGTAGATCCTTCGATTTACTATATGACTTATTCCATAAACGAAAATTATGAATCAACAGGAATAGATAAATATAGTTTCCCTATAGTTTCTGGAGTATTAGGTGAATCACCTGTTAATAGTGATACTTGTTTTAATCTAAGTGGAGACAATTTATTTTTAAGTGAAAATGGTGTTTATGGCATAGAGTTGAATGAAAATATTAAATCCAATGAAAGGTTTGCTTTAGAGCGTAGTGGATTTATCAACTCATTATTATCAAAGCATAATAATTTAAGTAATGCTAAAGCTATAGTTTATAAAAATAGATATTATTTAGCTATAGATGATGTTGTGTATGTGGCTGATGCTAGATTAAAGAGTTCTGCTAGAACAGGGGATATGAAAGACACATTTAATTATGAGTGGTATTATTGGACTAACATTCCTGTAAAAAAGTGGATTATATCCAACAATAAACTTTATTTTATAGACCAAAATAATGACTTAAATATGTTTTATGATGGATACGAAGATATTCGATTAAAAGTTGCAAATATAGGTAATTTAACAGCAGCTGAAGATAGCCATTATAAAATAGCATATAATTCTGCTTATGATGAGTTGTTTGAAAGTAGCGAAAAGTTGATGATAGAATTTCCAAGTCACATTGAGGGAGAATGTTTACCTGATATTGTAGAAAACACTATCTTAACTGGAAAGTACTATATTGTTGATATAGATTACTATAATCACACATTTTCTATTTCATTAGATCCTGATGGAATTAAAAAAATAAAAATAACCTATGTAATATCTGCAGGCATAACAGCTTATATTTATTATTCAAATACAGTAAAAAGTATTTGGAAAACACCTATATTGAGTCTAGGGACTACTACATATAGCAAGAACTTGTTAAGTAGCACTTTGGTGTGTGAACCAAATATAGAAGGGCATTTACAATATGGATGCAGAACAAATAATAAATTAATTAGAAGCAACTCCGAATTACGACCAGTTAATGGTCTAGATTTCGAAAATTTTGATTTTACTAACTTCAGTTTTGAAGATGGTTTAGCAAGAAGTAGAACTATTAAAACAAGGATAAGAAATTTTAATTTTATTGAGTTTATTATAAAAAGTGATGATGATAAAGATTGTGCTATAAACAATTTTACTATTACTTATAACATAGGAAGAAAAAATAAGGGGGTTAGGTAAATATGGCAATAAATAAGATTACTGCTGAACAATTATTTAAAATAAAAAGAAAATCAGCTCAAGCATTGCCTAACAAACCATCTGCACAAGGATACACAGCAGAAGAAATTAAAAATTATTTGACTAATTTTGTTACAGATGATGAAGATTCATTCAAGGCTGAACTAGATAGAATAGTAGATGAAATCAATGTACTCATAGGTGGTATAGAAAATGTTACGCTGAAAAATTATGTAATAGATGAAATAGTTAAGAAATTTACTGAACAGAATCCTGTATTAAACCTATCTTTTAATAAGGAAACAAATTTACTAGAATATGAAACATATTCTGACAATGGATCAGTTGATATATTACCTAATGGAATGGTATTTGTTGATGGTAGTTTGCTAAAAAATAAAAGTGGAAGTTCGTTTTATCCGCAAACATCTATAGATAAATTAATTGATAAAATAGATGATAAAACTGTTAGAGAATATCTATTATCTTTGCAAACAAAACTAACAGAGTTGCAAGATGAACACGATAGAGATATTGCTAGTTTGACACAAAGTTTTGAATCTATACTTGGTGGTGATGCTCCTGAAGCACTAAATACTATCAAAGAATTAGCAGAGGCTTTAAATAACAATCCTACTCAAGTAGATGATATATTGTTGCAATTAACAAACCTTAACACCAATAAGGTTGATAAGATAATTGGTAAAGGATTATCAACAAATGACTTCACAAACGATTTAAAAGCTAGTTTGGAAGCATTACTACAAAGAGATTTAGCAGATGTGAGTGATATACCTGAAGAATTAAAATCATTTACCGATGATAGTGAGCATAGGTTAGTTACAGATGCAGAAAAGAACGCTTGGAACTCAAAAGCTAGTGCAATCCATCAACACAATATTAGTGATATATTAGATTTACAAAAAATATTAGATTCTAAAAGTGATAACACACATAGTCATACATTAGAAGAAATAGGGGCAGAAGCCAAAGGCACTGCCTCTAATTTAATATCTCAACACAATTCTAATACTGAAGCTCACTCTGATATTAGAGAGTTAATTAGAGAAGTTAGAAACAAAGTTGATGGGATTAATGAGGCTATATCTTTCGTTAATGAGAAACAACTTAGCGATTGGATAGCAGGAACATACATTAGATCAGATGGTAAAACTACAAATGACTTATTTGTAGGGCAACACATCTATATTCAAGAACAATCAGAAAGAGATTTTTGGGTTAGTTCAAAACCAGTTAGTTCCATAAATGATTTAACGCCTTTGCCTACAGATAAAATAAATTTAGAGGATTATGTTTTAAAAGAGAATTTAGCTAATGTTGCTACAAGTGGTTCATATAATGATTTATTGCATACACCTAATATTTATTATAAGTTATCAGAAATGATAGAAGATGATGATCATAAGACAATTACGAAACAAAAGTTGGAATTAATTGATACAAATGCAGAAAAATTATTGGAAAAACTTGATACAAATTTAGGACTAACAGAAGCAAATAAAATGCTAGTCACTGACTCAAATGGTAATATAGTTACTGCTATAGCTGGGTCGATGTCAGCACTGATTGATAGTTTAGATTCATCTAGTACAACAATGGCGCCTACTGCTAATCAAGTTAGAATTTTAAATAACATTAAGTTGGATAAACAACAAGGAACTGAAAACGCTAATAAGTATTTGTATGTTAATAGCTTAGGTTTAATCGATTTAGCGACAATAAAAACTAAATTAAGCGAATTTATAAATGATAACAATTATCAAACTCTAACAGAAGTTCAGGCTCTAATTAAAGCTATACCTACGCCTGATGTCAGTGGTCAAATAAGTTCTCATAACATTGATGAGACAGCTCACCAAGATATAAGAGATGCTATTAAGAATATAGATTTAAGTGGTTATTCTAAAACAAATCATACTCACGATTACTCAAGTTTGTTTGCTGACATTAATCACACACATGATTATGCTACACAAAACGATATTAATACAGCTATATCTAATTTGATAAATGGAGCGCCTACTACTCTTGATACATTGAAAGAGATTGCTGATGCGATGGCTAGCAATCAATCTGTTGTAAGTGCGTTAGAACAATCTATTGGAAATAAAGCAAATACAAGTGATTTGAATAATTACTTACCACTATCTGCTGGTTCTGGTAAAAAATTAACTGGTAATTTATATTTAACAAAAGATACAGTAATAAGCAACCTAATACACATTAGAGGATTAGATAGTTCCGGTAATGCTAAAAGTTTAATTGCACTTAGTAACACAAATAATGTGTGGATTAACTATGATAATAGTGGTGCCACTATTGTTGGAGGGTCTTCATTACAACCATTTACTGCAAACCATAAAAAAACAAATTTAGGTACTGCTACTGCATCATTCAACAATATCTATGGAACAACTATTTATCAAAATGGAAAACAAGTTGCTAATGCAGAAGATATTCCAACAAAAGTAGATGCACTTAACCCTAATGTATTTATCGGGTACAATTCAGAAGAAAATATAAATAGTGAGTACCAAGTATCTTTTAAGAACAATGATCAAAGTTATGGTATCTGTTGGTCTAAGTTTGCTAATATAGCACAGCAGAGTAAAGCCCCTAGTGTCTGCACATACAATGGGTTCTTCTATGTAAATAGTTCCGTCAATAGTTTAAGTGGAGCAGATGCTAATCCATTTTTACAGTATCATTCAGAACAGGATTTTAGAATATTAACAACTGCATATAGTGATACTTGGCTTCAACAAATAGCAACAGATTTCAGAACTCCTTATGTATATGTGAGAAGATGTGAAAATGGAACTTGGACTGATTGGGTTAAATTAGCAAGTACGAGTGATTTATCAAGTTATGTTCCAACTAGCAGGACAGTTAATGGTAAAGCATTATCTGCTAATATTTCATTAGGAAACAAAGATGTTGGCGCATTACCTGATTACACATTAACCATAAATCACGGAACTGCTGGAAATCCTAGAATGGTAAAGTTTGCCAGTGTAAATTATTCTAACGCAGCAACTTGTTTCAAGATGGGGGCAATGACTTGTCACGATAATGGTGTTTCTTATCAATTTTTAACTGATATGTTAATTGCTGTAACAACAGCGGGAGATGTAACCGCCAACATTTATAAGTTTGCACAATCAAGTGTGGGTAATGTAGATGGTGTTGCAAGATATACTGGAGATGTATTTTATGTAAATGATACAACCAACAAGATAGTTGATTTCTATATATTATGTGGGCAATATTCATCTTCTCAATTTACTCCTGCTACTAAAGTTGGAAGCACGACTATAAATTATGTAACTCAATATAGTGGAACGGCTGCTTATTATTCTAGTGGAGATAAAGTGTGGGCTAATGGTTGTGGAAATACTTATGCAAGAACTAGTGATATCCCAAGTACTAGTGGTTTTGTAAATACTTCATCTGACCAAACTGTGGGAGGAACTAAAACATTCTCTAATGCAATATATGCCCCAGTTTATAAATCAGACACAAGTACTGCTGGATTTAGATTAAGTGATAGTAACGAAATGAACTTTTCATCAAATGTCGATACTATATACTTTGGTTATCAAAGAGATAGAATACCTAACAATGGTGGAGGGTATGTTAGCAAATATCAATTTGGTAACTCACAAGGTTCTGGAGCTGGTGGAACAATATATTGTAACGATGTGTATGTTGATAATGGTTCTACGCAAGTTGCTAGGAAAACAGACTTGGGAACACAAGTAACATATAGTCTAAGTGGAACAACACTTACTATAATACCTAAGTAAGGAGTGATAATATGGCTTATAAATATAGTACAACTTCTCCAACTGAACTAATATTTAAAGAATATAATATGTTGAATTATAACAATATGGTTATGGTTCAAGCTTCTAAATACGATACTCTTGAAAATCCACATGGATTTCGTTACTCAAATGTTACTTCTGATGTTGTTGTGTTTGCTCAATATCCAAATTTACAATTAAAGACAAATACTAATTATATCGTTGAATTTATGGCTTATATAGAAACTAACGATGATAACTTGCGTCAAGGAATGGATATTGATTTAATACCTGATGATTTACCACAATATAATATACAATTTGATGCTAATGGTATAAGTAATAAGCCAAAAAAATTTATTATTACTTTCAATTCATCATCAAGTAATATGAGCAGTTGTAGTTTAAGGTTTTTTATAGATTTTACAAATTCAAGCGGTTTGCGTGTAGTTGCTCCTTTGGTTGTATATGATATTAAATTTTACGAAGAAGGAGTTTTAACAACAACTAATCTAACTGTTTTAAAATATGGAAATACACCTGTTTGGGGAAAACCTTATTCGTTATCAATATCACAAGGAAGCAACACAACCGTAACTGTTACTAGAACCTCAAGTCCTAATCAAGGAGCATCAACAGGAACATTATCGAGTGGGAGCGTAGTTTATTATGGAGATGTATTGCAAATAACAGCAAGTGCTAGTAGTGGCTATAATTTATCAACCTTTACTGTTAATGGTAGTAATTTCACAAGTGGAAACACGATAACAGTTACAAGTGCAATAAGTGTAGTAACTACTGCTGTTGCTAGTACAAGTTGGAAAACAACATGGACAGGAAACAATACAACAACTTCACAAGAAAAATATGCTTATAGCGATTTAATATTAAATGCTCAGGCTGTCTTAGGAGCACCAACTAGAATATATGGAACAGATGGTACTGGAACAACATTTTCTGCTATTGAATTACCAGCTACTTTTAATGGTCCATCAGGCGGTTCTCCTTCAGTAGGAAATGGTGGAGCAACTGTACATTTACAGACTAATGGTAAGGGAATATCAGTTACTGCTTATCCTTTTTCTATGTCAATAATGGGTTCTGCTATGTGGTCCAAAACATCAATTACAATAACAAAAGTTGAACAATATTATTAAGGAGGCTAAATTATGGATATAGAAATTTTAAAAAAACAAAACAGGTTAACTATTAGTGATGATGGGTTTATTTATGTGAAACCTACAGACCAATACAACTATACAACATTTCCATTGGAAGATTTAGGTGGAGCATTGGCTTTAACTCCTGAAGAATATGTTTTATTAAAAGCAGGGTATTACAGAATAAATAAAGAGTTAATAGGTTTAGAGATAAATGAAATTGAAGAATTAGAGCAATGATTTGCTCTTTTTTTAAAGGAGGAATAAAAATGAAAAAAATCAAATATCTAATAGCACTACTGACAATGATAGTGCTTTTTTGTGTGGCTGGCAACACCAAAGTTGAGGCTACATATCAAGAAGAAGTAGAGCAGATAGAAGAAAACGAAAGCGAATTATCGAAGTTTTTTGATAAAGAATTAGTCGGATATATCATTGAATTTGTTGTAGCGTTTGGAGCAACTACCATATCTGTTGCAAGTTTCATTAAGACATTTAAAAATGTAACAGGATCGTTTACAAAGAGCGCTGATAAAAACGATGAAACAAAGGAAGAAATTATCAATACTAAAGAAACTATCTTGCTAAGCAACAAAGAAACTCAAAAGGCTATCGAAGAAAACAATAAAGCAACTCAACTAGCTATTGCAGAAGATAACGCAAAAACTAGAGAAGCAGTAAACATTGTAAAAGAAGTTCTAATTTTAGCGTTCTCTAGCGATGACAAACTTGTTAAAAAGGGAGTAGCAGAGCAAATAGTTAGTAAATTAGGAAGTGATTCAAATGAGCAAACAAATTAAACTTAAATTATTGCAAGGTGGAGGGCTGGTAACATCGCTAGCTCCTCTTATTACTTGTATAGCGATAAATTGGAATGATTATGTTGTGGCATCAGGAGGACAAACTTGGAAGTTGTCTATTGGTGGAACAATAGCAGTATTCTTAATTGCTGTTTCTATGCTAGGTAAGTTAAAAATGCCTGGTCTTAAGACTTTCTTTGCAGTATTGCTTGTTGTTGTATTCTTAATAGAACCAATATTAGCAGACTTAAAGTTGCTTTGCGCTTGTGCTTTAGGAGGGCAAGTGTTAAATGGAATATCTTTTGAATTATTGGCAAATAATTATAAATCTAAAATTGATAGAGAAAAACAAGCTGACACCACTGCCTCTGCAATGGAAAAAGTTATAGATAAAGCCATAAGCAAAATAAATGGGAGGGTATAGTGTATGAGTGATGAAAAAAATCTAATCACAAAAACACGAGAATATGTTAGAGACAACATAATGACGATAGCATTATTTTTAGTATGTGTTGTTTGGATGATTATGGGTCTAGTTAATCTAAGACTTACAGGTAAAACAATAGAAGAAGTTATTGCAGATTCATTAATGTTGATGATATTTGGAATAACTATTAATAGGATATGTGCAATTATGGGTATCAAAAAAGCAAAATTAACAAAGAAGTATATAGACACAACTGACTTGCACGGAACTAAAGTAACTGATGCCTCAAAAAACATAAATAAATTGGTTGAATGGTGCGATAAAGAGAACGCTTTAAATAAAAAAGAAGTTCAAACAAAAAAGTTGACTCCATTAGGAATATCTTATGAAGACTTTATAAATAACAATATCAATTATGATAGATGGAAAAAGCCAAAGCTCAAAAAGAAAATCCAAAAGAAAATAAAAAAAATCCAAAATATCAAACTGCATCAAATTAGTGTGGATGTGTTGACTACTATAGTGGACGATAAAATAGATAAATTCAACTATGGTAGATCTGAAAAAAGATATCTTAAAACAGATAGAAATAGTGATTTTTTTAGCAAAGTCCTTTTATACATTATTTTAGGATTAATGGCTGTAGATTTATTCACAAATTTCAGTTATGCTAACTTAATATTAAAGTTAATACAATTAGTTATCCTACTTAGTTGTGGAGTAATGAAGTACGCAAACGCTTATACATTTATTGTGGATGAATTTAGAGCTGGAACAATAATGAAAATAAATGATTTAGACAGATTCTTAGATGAAATGAAAAAGGGGGAAGAGAAAAATGCAAACAACACAATTAATAGAGAAAGAGAAGAAGAAAACTCAAAATGTACAGTCGTTAGTGAATAATACTAACAATCAAAATAGTTTATTGAAACAGCACTATGGTAATAACAATCAAAGCGATTTACAAAAATTTTATGGTAAAAACAGTAATACTAATGTTTCTTTATTAAGCAACACTGTTCCTACTAATGTTAATACCAGTTCAGTTAACATTGCTGCTCCTACAGCTACTGCACCATCTAAAACCAATGCATTAGATACTTGGTACAACAATGCTATCAAACTTAACGAGCAAAATAGAAATGCTGAATTAGAACAAAATTATGTAAGACAGCAGCTTATTGAAAAGTATTTACCACAAGATTTAAAAGCACAAGGTTTAAGTGGTAGTGGATTAGCAGAATTATACAAGCAAAAAGCAAATACTGATTATATGAATAACAGGGCTACTATAAATGCTAATTACAACAATTCAAATCAATCTTTATTAGAAAATTACACTAATAAGAAGCAACAAATAGAAGATGAAGAAAATGCTGAGAGAAAAGCGGAAGAAGAACAAAATATTCTTGACTGGTATGAAAGAATGAGTGGGAACATATCGGTTAAAGCTGCTGAATTACAAAATGAAGACGGTAAATTATCTGAAAATGATTACAATTCACTTTATAAATACATTGAAGACAACAAAGGAAATATCAACAGTCATTATGAAGGGTTATTAAAAAATTATCTAGACACTTATAAAATGAATGAAGAACAACTTTCTAAATATAATAGTGCTAAACAGTTAGAAAGCGATATTGAGTACATTTCCAAAACGTACACAGGTATCGATACATCCAACCCTATAAAGGTAGAAGATGCTGGAGTAACGTCTTTTGGAACAAAATATAACGATGCAGGAACAGGAAAAGGTAGTCAAGATGCATATGTTAGTTCTGTTCTATCAAAATTAAAAAGAAAACAATTCAAAAATGGTATATTTATAGATTTTGACTATGGAAAATCTCAAGATAAAGGAAATTCTGTTTATTTCTATTATAATGGATATTTGTATAAAACTAATAGAACTAGAAAAGATGCTAATTTTTTCCATGATTAATACTAATATATCAAAAAGGAGGCTAAATAATGGCAACTTCATATAAAAACAGAGATTTAGTAAGGCAACAAATTAGAAATAATGAATTAGCATTATATGAGAATGCTGTCGCAAGAAGATATAAAAAGAAACAGCAAGAGCAAACTGTTTCTGCTGAACAACAAGTTCAACAAAAAGAGAAATCTGATGCTAACTTCTTTCAAAGAATAGGTTCTACTATTGGAGATGTAGTAGGAGATATAGGAAAAGGACTTACAAGTTCTCTTGAGGGTATCGTTGACTTTGGTGCTGGTGTAATAGGAACTGTAGGAGGAGCGCTTGGTGGAGATAGTTTTGAAGAATCTATGAAAGATTTCATAAAATATGATTTCACAGGAAATACTGCTGGAAAAGTTGATGAATTTCTTTCTAAGCATTCTTACATAAATGATTTAGGTCAAGGAGTTCAAAATACAATTCATGGCATTGGAGAAGGTGTTGGAGGAATGCTTCCTACTATTGCTGTTGGTATTGCTACAGGTGGAACAAGTTTAGGTGCACAAGCAGCTACATTTGGATTAGGCGCTGGCGGTAGATCTACACAAGAAGCACTTAACGAAGGCGCTGAACTAAATAAAGCAACTGCATATGGAGCATTAAGTGGATTAACAGAAGTAGCATTAGAAAAGTTAAGTCCAACTGATATGTTATCTAATGGCTCTATAGGAAGCCTACTAAGTGGTGGATTAGGTAAAGTTGCTAAAACCTATGTAGAAGAAGGAACTGAAGAGGTTGCTAGTTCTTTAATTAATCCATTCTTAAAAGCTATAACTTATAGTGGCAAATATGAAACGCCAGAAATTAAAGAATTAGTAGAATCATTTAATGTTGGTGGTCTTACTGCTCTTGCTATGGGTGGTAGCGCTAAAGCTATAGATGTCGCAAAATATGGTAAAGAAGGAAGTAAGGTTCGTTCTAGTCTAAGTGAAATTAATGAGTTAAATGAGCAAGAATATAATCTAGAAAAAGCAGGAAAGTTAACTGCTGAAAATAGAGAAAAATATGCTCAAAAAAGAGCTAAACTTACTGCTGAAATAAAAAATAGTTTAGAGCAATTATCTACAACAAATGAAAATAAACACACAAAAACAGTGAATTCTATTGGTGATTATGCTCAAACAACTGACTTTGATGCTAGAAAAACATTAGCACAAGAAACAGTCGATAGTTATAATCAAAGAACTGGTAGTGATTTAAAAATATCATATGTAGATGATGCGAGATTAAATGGAAAATATAATCGTAGCTCAAACACTATTTATATTAGTGAACAAGCTAGTAATCCTTATTCTGTAGTATTAGGGCATGAGCTAACTCATTCATTGGAAAACAAAAAGTTATACAATGAGTTATCCGAAGAGATTCTTTCAACAATGTCAAAGGAAGATCTAAACAACAAATACAAGGATTTGAGAAAACATAAAGAATACAAAACTTTAGAATTGGCAGAACTTGATAAAGAAATAGTAGCAAATTATTTAAGCGAGAATTTCTTTACTAACTTCAAACAAGCTCAAAAACTAATATCTAAGAACAAAACACTAGGACAAAAGGTTATTTCATTTATACAGGACAAACTCGCTAGAATAGGCAAAAATAGTCAGGAATACAAAGAATTGAAATCAGTAGAGAAGAAGTTCCAGGAATTAGTTAATACTAACCCTGACACTTATGAAAATTCTAGGCAGCATAAACTTAATTATGCTACTCAACATTCTTTAGTAGATACTAATACTGATGAGAAAAATTTTGAACTAATTAAAAATGAATATAAAAATTCTACTGATAATGAGCTTATATCTTTTATAAATAATGTTAGAAAAGGAAAAAAAGGAAATTATATAATTTGTGATGTAAATCCTAAGATGGTTGAAGATATAAAAAGAGAATTAAATATTGATACTTCAAATTTCAAAATATCGATTGATCATAATGCTATAACACATATTATCAATAGACATGGCATAAACGGTAAAGCAGACCACAGCATGCAAAATGATGAGGATATTGCTAGAATTGAATATGTACTAAATAATTATGATAAATTGGAACAAGCTAAAAATGAACGTGGTGAAAATATATATTCTCCAATATATATGGATAAAAGCAACAAAAGAGCGCCTATTTTAAATATCGAAAAAAGAATAAATGGTTTTTATGTTGTTTCTGAAGCAGTTGCCGATAACAAACTAAAGCAAATACGAATTACATCTGCTAGAATACAACCAAATAAAAAAAGAAATAACAATCATGTGAGTGATGCATCTAAAAATGCCCCAACTCTATACGCCCAAAGCGACCATAATATTATTTCTTCTACTAATATTGTATCACAAGAATCACAAAAAGATACAAAAAAATTAAAAAATGTAGAAAACCATGATGTAAAATATTCTGTAAATACTAAATCTACTATAAAAGGTTTAGAAGATTATGCTGAAGAGGAAATAAATGAAATAGTAGAAGATTATGTTGTTTCAAAATTACATGAAATGGATGATTATGATACAGAAATAATTGCTATAAAACCTTATGGAAGTAGAACAAAAGGCACTTCAAAAGTGTCATCAGATTTAGATGTTATAGTTGAATTTAAAGGAGACATTCGAGAGGATGTCTTTTTTGATTTATTACATGAAGATGATTTTGAAATAAATGGTATAAAAGTGGATATTAACCCTATTACTGAAGAAAAATCAGGTAATATCGAAGATTATTATAATAGGACTAAAGATTATAATTCATCAAATGCCAATGGAAGAACAGAAGAAGATATCAAAAATCATGTAGAAAAAGCAAAGAAAATATTTGGAATAACATCCACATTTTCTAAAGCAGGCTATATAAATATTGATGGTACAATGTTAAACTTCGCTGGAGTTAGTGATGGTTATGATCAAGGATATAGATATCAAGACCATAGAGAAATCAATTTAATTTTTGATGAAACTTATGATACAAATACAAAGTATATGACTGAATATATTGACATGGGAAATATACGTTTACTTGATGATACAGGATTTGAATTAGCAAAGTTACCTACTGAAAAACAATTTTCAAGATTAAGAGATTATATTAATAGACAAGGTGGAGAAATAGTTGTTGATTTGAATAAAACTACATCTCAAGGAACTGTTGATTGTTCTGTAGAATATCCTTATGGAACATCTTCAAGTAGAATAATAAATGACATTAGAAATTACTATGAAAAAGGAATAGAACCTAAAGTCATAAATAGCATAAATGAATTTAGATATTCCATTAAAGATGATGCGGATGAAACACAAAACAACAAATCTAACATCAAAAATAAAATCTATAATTATTCTAAAGGTCAAATTGCTAAATATGTTGCTGAGCATTCTAAAAATAAATCATATGCAAAAACTGATGCTGAAAAGATTATTAATACAATTTTAGATAACAAACTTAATTCTAACTATAAATATGGAACTATTACCAATAAAACTAAGCAAGAAGTAATTGATACTTTGTGGCATGCATTAAATACGAATAATGAAGGTTATAGAGCATCTACAGCAATGGATATAGCAGAATATATTGTTAATAGTGCTACAATGGAAAGCGTGTATGATTATGGACAAAATGAAGCTGACATTTTAATTGTAGATGAATTGAAAAGATATATTCAAAAATTAGACTTAAGTAGTGTTAGAAGCGAACTTTCTTATATATATGGAAAGGATGCAGCTAAAATATATGGTCGTTGGGAAAATAAAACAAAAAATAAAGGTTTGTCAATTGATTCTATTGCAAATGAATTAAGAAATTCTGGAATAATGATAGATAGTGACAATTTAGTAGATATCCTTGTAGAAATGGATGATTTATACACAAAAGCAAAAAATAGTTTGGAAAAGAAATCAAAAGAACTTTTGAAAAATGAGCTTGATGAAGCAGAGTATAAAGATTTAATTAATTCTATTACTAGAGAGATATTATTGGGTTATGATACAGAAGGACATAAAACTAAATTTGCTAGTACTATCGAAAAATATAGCAATAAGATTTCTTCATTAAAAGCTGCGCTTAAAGATGCTAAAGAATATAACAAAGCTAAAAATGGAGTTATATCTACTATAGAAAGATTAAAAGAAGAATTTGTAAAAAATAAACCTGCAGGTTGGGATGTTCCTGAACCTGTAGTTAATTTTGTTAAAAAGATATCTAAAGTTGAAACATGGAGAAACAACATTTCTTCGAAAGCAAGAGAATATATCAGAGAAATAGAATATAATCTTGATTCTATAATGGATGATACTCAAAAGAGTGTTTATCCATATAGAGAAATAATACAAGATATTGCAAGTGGCAAGGGAGAGTTAACAACTCAAGAATTAAAAGATTTTGATAAAGTTCTTTATCAATTTGCTCATCAATTACGAACTTATGATCAAGTTGTATTTGAAGGAAAGGCTGTTTCTAATACTGAATTATCACAACAAGCAGTAAAGGAAACAATACAGGCTAGTAAAATACTAAAAAGACAAGATGGAGTTCTTAATAAATTTAGGCATAAAGTATATACTAACCCTTATGATAGAATGGCTGAATTTGGTCTTTATAGAGAGGATTCTATGGCAGTTAGGCTTTATAATGAAATGTTAGAAGGCGACAGAAAAAGAGCTGATTTTGTGAAAGAAACAAATGATTTATTTGAAGAATTCTTTAATGAAAATAAAGACTATTTGAATCAATTACAAGAAGAACTTGCTTTAAAAGATAAAGAACATACTTTGAATATTTCTAAAAGACAGGCTATAAGTATTTACTTAACATCTTTAAGAGAACAAGGACAAAGCCATATCTTTAATAAAGATGGTAATTCTGGTGTTATTAGGTTATTAGATAATACTCTTGCTACTCAAGGAAAAATGGTAGAAGCTTTTTCTAAAGGTAGAGATGTTACTATAACAAAAAATATGATTGAACAAATCAAAAATAGTTTAACTGAAGCAGATAAAAAATATATTGCTTTAACTGGTGAATTCTTTAATAAAAGATCTAGAGATGCTAAAAAATCTGTAGATATGCAACTTTATGGTATATCTAATATTGAAAATGGATACTATTTTCCACTAAAAGTTTCTAGTGATAAGATTTATACACAAGCAGGACAAAACAACCATGATATAAATCAATATGTTTTAGAAATGGGTATGAATAAATCAGTTAAACCTAAAGCAGCAAATAAACTAGTTATTGATGGAGTTGACAACATTATTGCCAATCATACCAGAAATATGTCTTTATATTATGGATATGCTATTCCTTTGACTGCTTATAATAGAATAACAAACAAACAAGTTCCTACTTTAGCAGGTCATGATATAACCACTAATATGCGTGGTGAACTTCAAAAGATAGATCCAGACTTTGAAAAGTATATGGATAATCTATGGAAAGATATGCAAGGTATAGGAATTCATGAAAAAGGATTTATTACTAACATGGCATCTAAGATAAGATGGGCAGGAGCCAATGCTGCATTAGGCGCTAATCCTAAAGTATTGGTAACTCAGACATTATCATTAGCAGGCGCATTATCTGAGTTTGATGCTAAATATGTAGCAAAAGGAACATCTCATTTCTTTGGTGAAGAAAATAAAAAGGATTTAGCAAAATATTCATCATTAATGTGGGAAAGAATGCAAATAGGAAATAGTGCTGATATTACAGAAATAAGACAAATAGGAAAAGAAATTGGATCCTCTTTTGGCAAAGTAACTGCTAAAGCAACTAAAGCTGTTAATGACTTCACTACAAAACCTATTTCTTGGATGGATAGTAATGCAATTCAAACATTGTGGTTTGCTGCACAATACGAGATAGCGGATACTATGGGAAAAGGTTATGAATTTGGAACTGAAGCAAATAAAAAAGAAGCTGGTAAAAGACTAGATGCTGTGGTATTTAGAACACAACAAACGAGTGATGCTTTAGGTAGAAGTGAATGGATGAGAAGCCAAAATGAACTTGTTAAGTTTGCTAGAATGTTTACTGGTGATGCAGTTCAATTAACAGGACGATTAATTTCTTCAGTTAATAAGTATTTTACTGCTAGAAACATGATTAAGAGTGGTGATATTAGCATTGTTAATCAAGGTAGAAAACTACTTGCTAACGCTAAAACAAATATAACTAAATCTGGTAGCGCTTTCATTGTGAACCAAACAATGCTTTTAGCAATAGCATTAGCGTTTAAATGGATAAAAGGAAAAGATGATGAAGAAGAGTGGTCTGATGTTGCTAAAAATGAAATGACTGCTAATATGATGGGATTAATTCCTTTTGGTGGAGATGTGTATGATAAATTAAAAGGATATGAACCTACTAATATGGCATATACTGCTTTGAGTGATACAGTAGAGATTGCTTCAGATTTATATAAGAATACTGCAACTTTAATAAGTGGTGATTATCAAGATGAAGTAAAAAGAAATGCATCAATTAGAAAAACCGCACTAAGTATAAGTAAACTACTTGGTGTTCCTGTTCAAAATGTAGAAACTTACATGAAAGGAATTGTTGGTAAGGTATCACCTAAAACTAGAGAAGAATATGAAGCTCTTTTCAAAACTAAATCAAATGCTTTGTATATTAAGAAAATAAAACAAGCTACTGAGAATGGTGATGAAGAACTTGCTAATTCTATCATTAATATTATATTCGGAACTAAAACAGGAAAAGTAGAAGATGACAAAGTATTAACTACATATCAGCATCTAATATCAAATGATTATGATATTCTTCCTAGAAAGTTAAATGGAACTGTTACATACAATGGTCAACAATACACATTAAATAAAAAGCAATATAATACATTTAAAAGCACATATTCTATGTCTAATGAATCTATTAAGAAGATGATAAATTCTAAAGGATATGATGCATTGGATGACGAGGCAAAAGCAAAAGCCATTAACTATATTAATGAGTATTATTATGATAAAGGACTAGAGGAATTTTTAGGAGAATCTATTAATTCTAAAAATCTAATATTTGGCGAATTAATTCCTGTAGATCAACTTGCTATGATTGTAGCACAGGCAAATGTATTTACTGCAGATAAAGATGATAATGGTAAATCAATTGCAGGTAGCAAAAAATCTAAAGTAACTAAATATGTCAGTTCCTTAAAATTGACTGCTGTTCAAAAATACATGATTATGGGATTGTTAGGATATAAAAATGCTAATGGTAAAGAATTAGTTAAACGAGAATTAATGAGAAAAGGATACAGAGGAACTGAACTAACTCAAATGTTAGAGTTATGCGGTTATAGTGAATAAAGTAAAATGAGTGTAGGTCTTAAATGACTTACACTCTTTTTTTTGTACAAATTTATATTAAAAAAGGCAGTCCTAAGACTACCTTAATTTGTATCGAACCATAAATTTTAAATCATTAAACAAATAAATAAGTTCGTATAACTCTTGCATGGTGGCTCAAGCCAGAATTGAACTGGCGACACAAGGATTTTCAGTCCTCTGCTCTACCAACTGAGCTATCGAGCCATAATGGCGGTCCTGACGGGGA